GGTGTGCCAAGTTTGCTCTCCATTACTCCGCGCGATACGGAACTGTTTTTCTACATAATATTCTTGATCTACTTCCAGTTCTGTACCTAAAACTTCTTGCATCTGTGCTATTATATATATATATATATGTATATAATATCTTGTATGGAAAAAATATCCGCATTGACGTATCTAAATTGTCTAATGTCTCGCCTGGCTTATTTAGATGTCGAAGTATTTGCAGACCGTTATGAAAAGATATTTTCACTGGCTGCGCTGCGTCCGCATTTGAAGACGTTGCGCGGCGCATCGTTTTCGTCTATGGGTGACGATACGTTGAGTGCGAAGACGCTCAAAGGGTTGTCTGAATCAGTGAACTGTATAATGTATCCCAAGAAGGGAGGTGATCCCTCCGATATACCGTCTCCGTCGAAGGATATGGCGTACGTGAGTATTTCTACGTCGAATTACTCTACGGTGTATGTTGTCGCCGACAAGCGAACTAAGTGCATTACCGTTGCATTCCGCGGTACTGCCTCACCCAAAGCCATTCGTTCCTATATGAGGTTGTCGTCTGCTGTTCCCACGCGAACGCATACCGACGACAATAAAGATGGTTATTTAATTGGAATATTCAAAATAGTAAGCGAGATGTTCTACACAGTATCTGAGGCGGTTCATATGCTTTCCAAGGATTTCTTAGGTGCAGGCGCGAAGTTGGTGACGACAGGGCATTCACTCGGCGGCGCATGCGCGCAGATATTCACCTATCTGTGGATTAAGACGCATACAAACAAGTCTCGAGACCGGGTATGTTGTCACACATTTGCTGCACCTCGAGTAATGAATGTGTATGCTGCAGACAAATTTGCAAGGTTTGTGGAAGAGGGTCGCATTCTATTTCGACGCGTGGTGACCATGGGGGATCCTATACCTCATCTGCCTGTCAAACACAGTTCATTGTCTGATATACGTACATATAGTCACCCTGATGAGACGCGTGATATTGATATAGGTGGACGACTGGTGTTGCTATGTACCAATTTCAAAAAAACCAGAAAAAACGAATGCATGTCCAAAGACGCTGTCAATCGCAATTCGAAATGGACCCGTCGCGCAAAGACGCCTCAGAAAAAGGCTCATCACGGGAATTATATGGGGGTCCGTTTTAATACTATGAGTAATCATGGGATATTTAATCCATTATATGAGATAAAGCGTAACATGTCATCCGACACTATATGTCGTGTTATTGTGGGGTCACATGCCAGTATTAATTTGACAGGAAGCGATAGAAAAATAGGTGGAACCACTATTTCGTTCTTTAACTTACAAATGATAAAAACTCCTCAAATGGGTATTATCGCCAAGGTATCCATGAAACTCAAAAAGGTAGTGATGACAGATTACGCGCACGCGGATGTGTACATGTCCGCACGCGTGTTCGCAGATATAGTGCGCTACGGGTCGGAAATGACCTCCGACACGAATCCGCTGCGGGCGGTCGCATACGTTGCGCTCGACCTTGAAGACGTTGCGCCGCGACCGCGGCTGATCTGCGTATAGGAGGGTTAAGTTTATATCCAAAAAATCATTAATTACCGATCCATCGCCGCCTTGCGATCCAGGATTACGCCCTTGCATACCTTGCTCGCAATCTGATCCTCTACACTCTTATCAATCACACTCATAACATCATCGACCAATCTATGGTACTGTTTGCGTCTTGACTCGGTACCATGGTAATGGTCTGGATACGCCTTTTGCCAGTCCTGTATCATGCCTCCTAACTTGCGACCCACATAGTACACAGAATCCATCAACAGTTTCATCGCCTTATCGTTTTTCTCCCATCCCGTCTCATTCTTCACACACACCGTATTGCGCCTCGAGTCTGTACAGTGTATCGGTCTCTCTGTGATTAACATATTCTGCATTGATTCCAAAATCTTACGAGTAATCGTGGCCGCGTACCCGTCGTGATCCATGCGATCCAAGTCAGACACTGTACATACGATTGACTCCATCACCTCATTCAACGTGAACGCATCCTTGCAGTCCTCGTTGAGAAATACATTCAGATTGAACTGGTTATTGTTATTCGTCGTGTTATTCATGATACATTGTGGACCCTTTAAACTTATCGCTTCGATCAGTAGCCGCGTCTGCTCTGCTGCTGCCTCGTCGCGTTTCGCCTGCGCCTCGTCGCGCACCGCCTGCGCTTCTATTAACCTAGTAATGTTTGGATCACCCATCTTTGCGAGTTGTTCTTCAACCTTTGCATTTACAATGGATTGAATAGTATCAGCCATGCTAGTGTCGTCATGCTCTGTTATAAATATATGTGAATTTGGAAGGACACGATTGACATTTTTGGCAGTTTCTGGGGTTTTTTGAACACACTTCTTTTTATGCAGCGATAAGCCTTGGCGATGTTTATATGATTTCCCACAATCACATATATATGCAGCGGCATTTTCGGCATTTTTGTCATCATCATTTGTCATCAATTTGTGTTTTGCAGTCAGCAAATGACTGCTATAATTACTTTTCTTGTTGCATTTAAAGTCACAATTTTCACACACATATTTTTCGGCATTTTTTGGCATTTTTGTGTCACTCATATTGTCACTAATTGTCACTATGTTTCTCTAAAGTACGCACAGACAAAAAAGGGGTCCGACCGACCGCAAAATCCAATAATTTTCGTTTATGCTCACAAACATGAAAAGTACCCCAAAGTTTGTTAGCATAAGAATTTTAAAAAGTCAAAGTTCGAAAAGTACTCAGCAAATTGGAATCCGACATTTATTTTTGTCGACTTTGACTTTACTAGAGTACTTTGGGAAATTGGATTTTTATATGTGGGAACTCTGTCCCACACTATGTATAATTATTACTACGAAATACTAATAATTATAGTTTATCTTTTTCTAGTCTTTTTGGATTTTCTGGCCTTTTTGGATTTCTTAGATGTATGTTTTCTATTTTTTTTAATCCCATATTTTTTAGACATTATTTTATCTCCTACACAGTAGTTTTGTCCATTTATCGTATAAATTGTCCCCTTACATTTTTTAGATTTCTTGGTCTTTTTGGATTTCTTGGGCGTTTTGCGCTGACGCGGCTTGCTGTGGGTCGGTGGAACAACCTGACTTCGTCGGGCGCCGCCCGCGGCCATTGATTGAATAATGGCATCTCTCTCTTGTGTTTTGTTATGTATATCCCCGTTAAGTTTTATTATAATGGCTTTAAGGGTTGCATAACGTTTATTGATATCTTCCTTTGTATTTGGGTCGATTATCATATCTATGCCTCTGGGATCGGGTGTGGTTGTCCCAGATGTGGGTTCACGACCGAAATACTTAGAATACATGTTAGCACTACTAACGATAAATGCATCACGCTGTCCGGTTAATTCTTCGATAGTTTGGTTCAAATCTTGTATTCTCGTGTCTAGAACATTGTCATCGACTGTGTCATCGGTGTCATTTCCATCGTTGTGTGGGGAGTTCATTGTACGGTTATGGTATACCTAAAGACAATTTTCCGCGTGCGGATCACACATAGCCATCATAATACATGAATGGTGTATTCGGTCGGTGTAATATAGGAAGGAGACGCGGACTCTACTACATTCAAATCTACGCGACGGTATATGATACCGTCGCGTAGACAACGTCGCAACCAGAAACAAAAACAAGATCACATATATGGTTTTTGTTTTTTTTGTTTTTTTGTTTTTTTGTTTTTTTGTTTTGGTATATTTTCTGACATAGGTCTATTTATGTTCTCCGCAAACTGCTGTCGGAAGTGGGATATGGCCGTTCGTACCGTTCGCGCCGTTTGCGGTCGTCACTGCTCTCGTGGCATTCGTCATCGCTCTCGATGCGTTCGTCATCGTCTGTATCGTCGTCATCGTCTGTATCGTCGGCCTTGTTTGCGACATTGGAACCGACATACGTATGGATAATTTGGTAGATACAGTTGATGCTTCGGAGGTCCTCCAAATCGCCCGCGGAACGCGTGTACTTGTTACTCATCAGCCAATGATACACGTTATCCAACATGTCTGCGAACTCGATGCGCAAATCATAGTAGTTAATTTGAGCATCTATGTGGTCGGAGTGAATGGTTCGGTGGTCATTGTTGTAGAAGAGATGCGACATCGTGTCATACTTAGCGAGGTAATAGCGAGGGACATGCGCAATAAGGGCATCATATATGTTAATATCGGCATCGCATTGAGACATTGCGCACTTGCCGTTGCATCCAGCAATACGAACATACATCGCCTCGTCTGCTTGATGACCCAATGGCGGGTTGTATGTATCATCGGGCGTGCACCATCTGCAGGTGCATGCGGTGGCTTGACAGGATTCGTGTGCAGTGACTTGACATAAGTCACATGCGACGATTGGTGAATGAACTGGATTGGACATGGTTGTCGGTTGAATAGAATACCTTCCAAGAGTGGGGCGGCGCGTCGGTCAATTCTTATAGGGCGGTCGGCTCACGTATAGCCATCATAATACATGTATTTGTAAAATTAGACTTGATTGGAAGAAGGGTCAAGCATCTCAACCACAGAGTCTTCTTCCTTTTTTTCTTCGGGTTCGGTCGCGGCTGCGTCGCCATCAACGACAGCACCAATGATGTGGTCGGGGTCCGCGTCATTAAATTGTTGGCGCTCGGTTAAATAAGCACTAAGAAAGGTGCTAGGTTTTGTGTTGACAATCTCTCTGACCTCGAGAAGTTTTGATATCACGAATATCACATTCGTCAGAAAAACCGTGTATGTTTTTGCGTCCAAAGGGTTCGCTGCGATCGGAAACGCAGAGAGAATGGTGTTTACAGCGAATGAACCCATAGCGAGATGTCCTGCTGTACGGTATTTGGTGTCAAGCGTGTGCAGTTCTGCAACCTTGTCGTCACCAAGAACGACTAATGCTTGTTCTACCGCTTCATCATCACGTGGCAGTTCTCGATTCATCTCGAGATACGATATCATTTTGTTCTCTCTAGATATCTCGATATAGTACAAATACATGAATGCGATAAAGGTAAGAGTGTTTGTACACGAAGCAGCCATGTAGAGTCCGTCCGACCCCGTAAAGAGTCTGTCGGTCACTCCACATGATTCACCGTCACATGATTGTGGGACAAACATGATAAGCATTGATGCCATGAGGGCTTTAAAAATCTCCCCGAAAAACCCGATCGCGATATTAAAACGTTGCGCGTTGTCTGAGACCTTTTGTTTCATCGTCGGTTATGTATACAGTAGCGATAAAAACGCCCGGGGTCGGACGCGTTATTATGTGATGTACAGTACAGAGGTCGGAGAATGCTAAATGAGTTGGACAAGTTGTCGCTTCGACTGCTTCGAATGCGCCGCCGATGCGCTGTAATTGAGTGCGACATTATTCGTTTGCAATCGTATCCGCGTATAGATTGTAAGAAGTGTGTGTCAACGGGCTATTGTACATCTGATAAGATCTCATGTCAGTTTCCTACATCGATGGATGTTTTGTATCCACCAATCTTTAATCGGACGATAGTGTACAATCCATATGGGAGATGTTATAATTGGAAGTATCTCTCGGTTCAGCGAGATCATCAAGGGACTGAAAGACCAGATCAATGAGATCGACCAAATCAAAAAATTAATGAAGTCTCATTTGCCTACGTTTATAAAAGCACTAAATCGGATAAATACCTCTTTAGAGATGTTGACCTACGTGTTTCAAGGGACACCTGCGCACAATGAGTTGTTCAAGCATAAGTTGCTGTCCTTCTCTCAAATCGAGACGATCGTGGTCAAGTTGGAGCCTATGCATACGTTATTGACGCTACTCCGAACGTTAAATTGTACAGACAAGTTTGTGGATCGCATGAGATTGTACTGGCAATTGTACACGAACTACGAGCGTCCGTCTCTGATCCATGCCCAGTTGAAGCGGTACTTTAAGATCATCGAGAATGCTCTGCCAGTGATAATCGAGTTAAACAGTACGATATTCGGCAGCGCGATGCGCATCAAGCAGCCGATATTGCGTAAGGCGTGGATGTTGGTGGGTGATAATCAGTTGAATGACAGTTCATTACCTGTCAATATCATCCAAGACAATCTGTACATGCTTTTAAAGTTAGAACTTGATGAACGAACTATCAATAGCCTGCACAAGAAGAAGGATAAGTACAAGATAGTCATTAACCAGATAGTAACAGATATCGATAATCGCGGCGCATCGGACGGCGATGGCAACATCTCGCTTGCGGAGTTGAACGATTTGCCCGATGAAGTGATGGAAAATATCCATTCTGGCGAACACGACGACCATGACGACCATAACTATCAAGACGATGACGATGATGATGATGATGTATGCGAGGTAGATTATCGTCGCAAGCCGTCTAGTGTAAACAGATTAAAGAAGTTTGAAGATGCATGCAATTGGATTTGTGCAATGATGTCTGGAACAAGTGGTAAGGTGTGTTCCGAAGAGATTGAAGAAATACCTGTACCGATAAAATATGTGACACAGGCTCAAAAGAATCATTATATTGTTCGCGCAACTGATTTTTTTGACCGATATAGGGCTTATTTGCGAAAAATAGAAAAACAATCCAAGTCAAAATCTGCTATTTCAGTAGTCGCCAAATCGAAGTCTGAATCAGTACTTCTCTCTTCCAGTGGCAGTGATAAAGATTCAGACGGGCAAGCGGAGCAGCCGGACTTTGTCGGGTCTGATGTTGAGTACGAAGGACTTGCTGCATTCTTTAATGATAATGTTCAGGTAGCTGTTCCCATACCACTATATGAAAATCCTAAAATAGATGGAACGTCTGAACGAAACGTTCCTCCAAAGTCTACAGGTGATTATGGTCATAATTTTATATCAAAAAAGATTGCATCATTGGACATAAAGCGACCTAGTGAGTTCAGCAACAAGTTGCGCGACGACATCAATATTTTGACCACGGTCACATTTACGATGATTGCTAATGACCAGGGTTGGGGCGGGTCAAACAGCGCCCATGTGCGGTACCAGATTAATGATGGTAATTGTATAAAGGCGTTTACCATAACTCGCCGCCCAAAGGAACATTTACACGCGGAGTATACTTTTACAATAAATGGATGTGAGTTGAATAAAAACTCAGATAAAAGCGCGCAACAAACAGTTTATATTTGGTTATATTGTCCTCCATGGCCTGGGTGGGAGGCAGAAGTGCATAAGATATCTTGTGATCTTAAGTACAATTAGACATAGACTAGTCATATTATCAAAATTGAAATAGTACAATATAAACATTTTGCAGTTATATTATACAACATACATACTATCATAAATGAACCCCATAAAGCCATTTATCAAATGGGTTGGTGGTAAAACTCAAATTATAGGAGATGTAATAAGGTTATTCCCACGTGAAATGAATAATTATCACGAGCCGTTCTTAGGTGGTGGCAGCGTTCTTCTTGCACTGCTTTCCAACAAACAATCCAGTTCAATACTTTCCCACAGACAAAGCGGGACGATAAAAGTGAATGGTACTATTTACGCGAGCGATTTGAATGCGAATTTGATTGCGCTGTACCAGAATATACAGACACGTCCTGAAGATTTGATTACTGAGGTAGGTGGGCTGGTAGAGGAGTTTTCCGATTGCACCACCGCAGGCGGAACCGAGGTGAACCGCAAGGCACTTACGGCGGAAGAGGCAATGACATCGCCAGAATCGTACTACTTTTGGATAAGGGGTCGGTTCAATGCACTAACTGGCGAAGACCGAACCACTCCCACTGCGTCGGCCATGTTATTGTTCATGAATAAGACCTGCTTTCGCGGGTTATATCGTGAGGGTCCTCATGGGTTCAACGTCCCGTTTGGCAACTATAAGAACCCGACCGTTCTCGACGCGGCGCATATCCGAGCCGTATCTGACCTCATTCAAGGCGTGGTGTTCAGCGTATCGTCGTTTGACGAATCACTGACCCGACCCGAAGCCGGGGATTTCGTGTATCTCGACCCCCCGTATGCACCTGAAACAGAAAAGTCGTTTGTTGGTTATACTGCTGATGGGTTTGGACTTGATGCTCATGCCAGACTATTTGAAACCTGTGGGATAATGAATATAAACAATGTAAAGTTATTGATGAGTAATGCCGATGTGGACTTAGTGAAAGACGCGTTTCCATCGCCAGCATATACCACCGAAATCATAAGTTGCAGACGAGCAATCAACAGTAAAAAGCCTGGAGGCCGAACCAATGAGGTTCTTATCAGGAATTAGGACAAGGGCAATTACTTTATCTGTTCAACGACACGCGTACCTTGCGCCGCACCATGTCTTCGTCTTGAAATAGGTGGATATGACATCGAACCTTGGTCTGTATTGATGGCAGCAGTTCATTGTCTGTTTCTATTAGTGGGGCGGCTGCGCGTGCCACAAGTTTCAGTCGAGGAATAAATACGCTGACACGTCTGCTTTCTGGGTCGATGTCGCATACGTATGCGTCCCAGTCGTTTTCTAATATTTCCGGTTCATGCGCCACGGCGGCGACGAGGGCGCAGTCGTTCTGAACCTTTCTGATGGAGGTCATGCGTTCATTGATGTGGTCTATGCGCGCGATCCATTTAGCGTAGAATACGTCACTACACATGCGTTCCGTTTCTTTGGTAATAAGACCTAGACGTCGTTGTAGGCGCGTCATGTTTAGCAGGTCAGCAAGACGGCGTATGGGTGATGTAATATGTATGTACTCCTTTGCGTTTAGCGCGGCGTGTCGCAGCGCAACGTCTTGATGTTCAGAAGGAATGTTTTCTATGTTTATGTATTGCGCTGCGCCGCCTGAGCGGAAGAACTGCGCTGCGACCGGACAAGCGAAGCAGTCTGACTTTGTTGGACACGTAACGCCAGCGGTAGGCTCGTTCTCCATTCCTTCCGTTCCTTGGTCTGGTGCCGCGCGGAAGATGCCGGTGCCTTCGGCGCGCAACGCGCGCGCCGCGACGCAATTCATCAGGATCATGAGGTAGGCGACTACGTCATGACTATCCACGATTTCAGCGAGATACTTTTGGTCAGGCATCGCACACATCTTGCGTGTGACAGAGAGGAGTTTGATATAGTCGGGGTCGCGCAGGAGCGCGCGGCTTTCGTATTGGTAATTTTTGGCCACGCGTATTTGGACGCGTTTGAACACGGTTCCCACAATCTCGTTGTCGATGATTGTGAGTTCCAGTGCAAATGCGTCGCGGAGTTTGTCGGCGATAAGACTACATATGTCGTCGGAGAGGACGGGTGGAAGCATAGGTTTTTTGGATTGGATTGCATCCTTGGGTAGGTATACGGTTGCGACGCGATCGGACACGTGTTCCCACGTGTCCATGCGTGTGAGAATGGAAGGGACATCGGCAATGTATATCGTAATCTTGTATGCAGACCGCCCCTCTGCCTCGACGAGAGTTTCGATGTTGACCGCGTCGTCAAAGTCAGTGCTTCCTCCAGGGTCGATGGTGAGTATCCTTGGTGATTGTTCAACGGAACTATTCGGATCTAGTTCAACGGACATATGTTTGATCGCCTGTGCGGTTGCGCGCGTGAAGGCGGATATGGGTTCGGTGATTTTGTGACAGAGAAGTTGATATTCATAGTAGTGTGCAAGAACGTCTACTTGGCCGATGGTGCTGTCTAGTTTGGCTATATGATGACCTTTTGCATCATCATTGTATGTTTCTATGTGGAAGGTCACGTATAGGTTGGCAAAACTTTTGCTGAACCCGACACGCTTCATTTCGTAGGGGACGAGAACCGTATCCATGCTTCGATCGTTAGGAACACATTTATATAAGAGTTTATTCTTCGGATTGTTCTTGTAGCGCCCATATGTTCGGTTGTTCTTTAGGATGAGGACGCCTGTAGTGGTAGGTGATTGCATTGTTTGCATTGTTTGCAGGCGTGGTGTATAAGTATGATACAATGACTATGTACATAGAACAACATCAATTTTTATGGGTTGGGATAATGAATTAAAAACACATATATATATATAGTACATGTCAGTATTGCCACAATATTATTTTGTTTCAGGTGGAGTGCAGTATACTTATGAAACCATGTATGCCAACTATACAGTTGCAAACATAACTGGGGTCAGTGCCGGGAACATAAATAATCTTACCTTTCCAACGGAACATGTTTTGACGGGTAACGACACTTTTGGTAGTCCAAATACAACTGGAAGTACTATATATATTCAAGGAATCGCCAATAGTGCATTCAAAAACAGGACAGACATTAATTCAGTAACTATTTCTTCGAGAATACAAATAATTGCGGATCAGGCATTCAGTTATTGCAGTAATTTATCAACATTGACGTTTAGTGAGGGGGGACCCAATCTCCAATCCATTGAAGCTTTGGCATTCTCTAATTGTCCAATAACCAGTATAGTCATACCCACAAATCTAACTACGATTGGCAATGGAGCATTTGCATCTTGTACCTCATTAAGCTCTGTCACATTTGCTCCGAACAGTCTGTGTACAAATATTGGATGGACCGCGTTTACGAACACCGCAATCGCATCGATCAGTATTCCTTCAAATGTAACTACGATTGGACCCAACGCGTTTACGGGTATACCAAACTTAGTTCTTGTCGTGTTTGAAAGCGGTAATCAATCTATTAATATGGCTGATAATACTTTTAATTCACCCAATCTTAACGGAAAAACAATCTATATATCTTACATGACTGCATATTACGCAACAATGGCTGGTCAGTCCACTTCATTTACATCGCCATCCAGTGGACCCGTATCGTTTTTTGGAGCAACAAATGTGACCCTAGCCCCCACATTTAAACCTGCAACCAATTTAGAATTACAAACCGCAGTGAATAACTGGTATAATGGTACACCCACTACTCCACACATCAGCCTTTGGGACACGTCTGAGATCGATAATATGTCACATTTATTTTACCTGAAGCCAACCTTTAACGATGATATCAGTGGATGGAACACTTCTAAAGTGATCAATATGGAATACATGTTCGGTCGTGCGAACGCATTCAACCAATACATCGGGGCATGGGACACCTCATCCGTGACTGATATGAGTAACATGTTCTGGCAAGCGTACGCGTTTAACCAAGACATCGGGTCATGGGACACCTCATCCGTGACGAATATGGGTACCATGTTCTACCTTGCGACTGTGTTCAACAATAACGGTAGTGCTTCTATCGGAAAATGGGACACCTCATCCGTGACGAATATGTCAGCTATGTTCAACGGTGCGGGCTGGTTCAACCAAGACATCGGTACAAAACCAAATACAAATATGAACGGTTCTACTTATACTGCATGGGACACCTCATCCGTGACGACTATGCGAACGATGTTCAACGGTGCGACCGTGTTCAACAAAGACATCGGGTCATGGGACACCTCATCCGTGACGGATATGTATTACATGTTCTACGGTGCGACTTCGTTCAACAAAGACATCGGGAATTGGGACACCGGTAACGTGACGAATATGAGTCGGATGTTCTTTAATGCGACCGCGTTCGACCAAGACATCAGGTATTGGAATACCGTTGCCGTTGGGGCTGAGGTTGGGAACATGTTCTATAATGCGACCGCTTTTAACCTTTCTTACAGTGGGAGCATCGGTTGGGGTCTATCTCCACTGGCAACTTTTTTCTCCCTCTTCCGACCTTCGAGCAATCAAGCCCTAGTAGATGCGGTGAATGCGTGGTGTGGTGGTATAATATCGTGGGCTAATCCTGTTGGCGTTGGCATGTCTCCTGTTTCTGCACCTGCATCTACTGGGTGGGTAGTTAGCGGTGATAATGAATATGTGTTCGCATCACATAATTATTCTTGGCCCAATACCGAAGCACGGTCTGATTTTTCATTTACTTCTACAACCCCTTTCACAATAAATTTTGACTACACCGTCAGTTCGGAGGCTGGTTTTGATATATTCTATTTCTACATAGGTGGGTCTACATACATCAGCCAGTCTGGGAGTATTAATAGCAACTTTACCCAGCAATTGAATGCTGGAGATTATGTATTCAGGTTTTCTTATATAAAGGACGGTTCTGTCAATTACGGAACCGATACTGCAACGGTTTCAAATTTCACTATTACCAAGGACAACTCAAATTCTGCAAAACCTATCAGCAATTGGGACACGTCCCTGATCACGGATATGACCAACTTATTCAAAGGTAAAACAACCTTTAATGACGATATTGGGGGGTGGGATACATCAAATGTGGCACAGATGGCAAGCATGTTCCAAGGTGCAACCGCATTCAACAAAGAAATCAGGAGTTGGGATGTCAGTACTGTCTGGGCTATGTCTAATATATTCCAAAATGCAACAGCCTTTGCAACTGCATATGGAAATAAACTTGGGTTTAATAATGGATCAAACAATGGAACGCCAATCAGAGACGTATTCTGGAGTTTCACCCCCCAAACCAAAGCAGAACTTGTCGCCGCGGTGAATGAATGGGTTAAACCGTCTTCAGATTCCAGTAAAAACCCAGATGCGTATTTCGGAAGAGATATTACCATATGGAACACGACTCTGATCACGGATATGAGCAACTTATTCAATGGTAAAACAACATTTAATGATGACATCGGGAACTGGGATACTTCGAATGTGACTAATATGGAGGCCATGTTCGCTAATACGGTGATATTCAACCAAGACATCAGAACAAAAGTAGTAAATAATGTAAATGGTCCTTATACTGCATGGAACACATCCAATGTTACTAATATGGGTGCCATGTTTTCCAGTGCGCTAGCATTTAACCGAAATATCGGGAACTGGAACACATCGAAGGTGGCGCGGATGAATTCTATGTTCAGCTCAACGAATTCGTTTAACCAAGACATTGGTAATTGGGACGTCTCGAGTGTAGAAGTTAGTAGTGATATGTTCAATGGCAATGCCGCGTTTAACAAAGACATCGGCAATTGGAAATGGGGCCCCGCAAAACTCACTAGTATGGGACAGATGTTCATCGGCGCGACCGCGTTTATGCAAGACATCAGGTATTGGAACGTCGGTTCCAATGTGACCGTATCGAGTATGTTTTCGGGTGCAAGTGCGTTCTCCACTGCTTATAGTGGGAGTATCGGATATAGTACAACTCCATCATCTACCTTTTTCAATCAGTTTACAGACAATGGCGTGACGTATTATTTCACAGAAGATAGTAATAATGCTGTGACGATTACCAGTGCAGTGAAATCAGATGGCACAGCATTAAGTAATTACAATCTTACTATTCCCAGTTCCTTCACGGTTGCGGGTGTTGTGCATACCATACGACATCTTGGAACAGCCGCATTTGGCACTGGAGCGAATACTGTGCTGACAAATCTCTCGTCGGTCACTATTCCGTCGACCGTACAGACAATTGGAAATTATGCATTCAGACGTATTTCATCATTAACAACTGTTACTTTTGCGGGAACTAGTGAGTGTACTAGTTTTGGAGCGAATGCATTCCAGGCAACAGGGTTGATTACATTCACTCTTCCTGCATCAGTGACTGATATGGGTAACTATTGTTTTTATATGACGAGTTCATTAACCAATTTTACCTTTGAGGAAAATAGTCAATGTGCTAGTATTGGTATAAACGCATTCTATGGCACGAACATACAATCTATTACTATTCCTGATAGTATCACATCTATAGATGCTACTTCTGGCGGCGCATTTGATCAATGCTCCAACCTTAAGGTCGTTTATATCACTAACACCAAAGCGATTGCTTTAAATGTAGTAGGATCCCCATCAATTCGAGAAAGTTTTTATGGTAGTTTCAATCCAGTAGTATTATTACCACCACTTACACCATTTATTGCAAATGGTATAACATATAGTTATGAGGATATATATGACAGTACTAATTACGGTCTAACAAATAATGCAAAAATTACCGGAATCGTATCGGGTTCTCCAACAGGTGCTTTTGTTGTTCCTGGAGGGTCATCCTTTATTTCCGCGACACGATGGAACGGGCTTACAGGTTCAGGTGCCGCATTTGCATCGACTCCCATTACTATTACTGAGATTGGAGGTCAGATATGTAAGAACAATACCAGCATTACATCAGTCACCATTCCCACGAGTATAACCGTAATTCACCCAGAGGTATTTTATGCATGCACTGGTTTGACGTCAGTAATATTCGACCAGGGTAGTGCTGTCAGTCAGTGTCAGGTTATCGGCGAAGATGCGTTCAATGGGTGTAGCGCTCTCACTTCTATAAATCTTCCATACTCGATTAATGCTATTAGTACCAATGTATTTCAAAACACAGTACTCCTCCAAACAGTATATATGTCGGCAGCCACTGCGACCGCGTTGGGAGTTACAGTTCCTGCTACAAACGTATCATTCCGCGGTGCGGCACACGGCGTTAATTTGGCTCTTTCTTTGATAATTGGACCAGGAACTGCTGGAAGCACCTTTACAAAACAAACTTGGTTTGATGCTGGTGGTCCTTTGGACTTCGAGATTCGAGATTACGAAACGATTGGATACACTGCATTTTCTTTGGCTATGGGAGGTAGTGATACAATTAATAGTAACATATTAACCAATGTTGTATTCGGTTCTGGTGTTACTACTCTTGATAGCACTATATTTTGGTATACTTCAGATCTTATTTCTATTACATTGGGTCCAACCATAGCGAATATTACCGGAGGGTTTATAGGGCATTCGCCGATTTTTACCACATTAATATTAGACGCAAACAATACAGTATTCCATCTTGATAATAGTATTTTATACAAAAAAAATGATTCAAATAATACTCATACCATGATACAATATCCTATTGGAAGACCAGCAGAAGCCCTTACCATACCATCATTAACTGTAGTCATCTCAGATCGGTTTGCAACCGGATCAAATATAAGTTCGATTGTATTTGGTAATAATTCATCTGTTGAAACGATTGGTATTACATCATTTTCAAATGCTGCAAATCTCACAAGTATAAGTATTCCTGACAGTGTCACAAGCATTGGTTTATCAGCATTCCGTGGGTCTGGAACGAACTTAACCAATATAAGCCTTCCAGGGGGTGCTACTATCGCCGCTCAGGCATTCAACTCTCTTGGAAACGGGGTGAGTGAGGTCATTGTGGAAGTAAGAGGACTATACACATCTGGAACGTATGACGCTACTGCTGCAAATGATGTTCTGACAACATGGAACAATCAATCCCAGTTCACAGTGACTGGAACAGGAGCCCTAAGTTTTATAGTAGAACCATTGATTTTTACCTACGCGATTATTACCGGTACTAACGTCTCTATCACAGGTTCTAACTATGGGACTAGTTTATCAGGTATTCTTACTATCCCATCCACTATTGTGGATGGAACTACTACTTATACCGTAACCAAAATTGGAGACGATGCATTTAAACAGCACACTCGGATCACATCAGTTATCATTCCTACCACCGTAACAACGATTGGGAAGAAAGCGTTCCTACAGTGTGTATTAATAACAACACTAACTTTTAATGCGCCTAGTCAATGTTCGTTCATTGATGATAATGCATTTGATGGTATAAGAATAAGCACCCTGGTCATACCAGCTAGTGTGATCACATTTGGAAATGGGGTGTTTTCAAACAATCTCGATTTGACGTCTGCTAGTTTTGATAATGGTAGTCAATGTACGCATACTGGATGGGGCACCTTCGCTAGTACACAAATCACAACGTTCATCATTCCACCTAATGTGACCACAATTGGAAATGAAGCGTTTGTTTCTACATCCCTCACACACATTACAATTCCTGTATCTGTGACGAGTATTGGGGTCGATGTGTTCAATCCCATCACTGGAAATGATGAAACAAATCCATTAACTGTTATTCTACCAACTAACAATGGATTGAGTCCACAATTAGCATCACCATCCAATGGCATCGTCGACTTTCGTGGCGCGAAGGTTATATTTCTTTCGGGTATGGGAACTCCTAGTGCAACGTTTCCAGGTGGTACTGCTGGTGGTCCTACAAATACTACTCAAGTAACGGTGAGTGGATTGCTTGCTATTTCTGCAGCAAAGTTACTATATAGCACCAATGCTGGCACGAGTTTCACTGATGTGACACTTAATGGCGTCGACGCTATTTATAATTTTACAATATCCGAGGGAAATTACCTTGCGAATGGAATTCAGATAATCGCCCTAGATGCCACAGAAAACGAGTCGTTCACTGTATTCAATCCTGTTCCATTTGTAGTTGATACAACTCCTCCAACAGTAAGTTCATTCACAATATCTGATACGGCTCTAAAAATAGGCGACACTGCCACTGTGACATTAAGATTTTCAGAAGCAGTAAGTGGGTTTTCTTCTACTGCGGATATAACCGCTCAAAATGGAACATTAGTTGGGCCCATTGGAACACAAGGAACTGAGATGTCAAGTACTGATGGTGGAATTACATGGACGGGTACATTTACACCAAATACTAATGTGACGGATGCATCAAATATAATAACGTTATCTGCGAATTATACTGATCTTGCTGGTAATTCAGGGCCATCTGCAACATCTTCAAATTACGTGATTGATACAACTCCTCCAACAGTAAGTTCATTCACAATATCTGATACGGCTCTAAAAATAGGCGACACTGCCATTGTGACATTAACATTTTCAGAAGCAGTAGTTGAGTTTTCTTCTACTGCG